TAACAGCAACCACTAACAGCAACCACTAACAGCAACCACTAACAGCAACCACTAACAGCAACCACTAACAGCAACCACTAACAGCAACCACTAACAGCAACCACTAACAGCAACCACTAACAGCAACCACTAACAGCAACAAAAATAAACTTAAAATTAAAGTTAGTAACCTTAAAAAGTGGTATATATCATAAAAATATATGTTACTTTTTAGTTTATTCTAGCTTAAATTATGCTATTATAACCGCCGCAACGTTGCAACATTTGAAAAAATCAAAAATAAAAATATGATCCCGAAAAAACGAAACCGCCACGAAAATGGTGTTCGTGCAGATTTTTTCAGATATCGAGGGGGGTCAAATATATTTTATCCCTGCACATATACCCTACTATGTGTGTGCTGCCAGTTGTATTTTATGTGAATCAACAACAACTTAAATTATAACTGTTATTAACTGTTATTAACTGTTTATAACTGTTATTAACTGTTATTAACTGTTATTTAACTATTTATTTTTAGGGATGGCATAAAATATTTCTGTTTTAACTGTGATTTGTGTACATATATAGGATGAGTGACAAATATAAATATCAAGTATAGTCCGTTATTATATATTTGCAATCAAATATATACATAGGGACTGGTGTATGTGTATGGGGGGAGTATACGGATACCTCTCTTCTGAACATCAAAAATGCTTTTTCGCCGTATATTGCTCCGTTGGTCGAATGGGGTGCGGATTGGGATTTTTGGGTGTTGGGTTATGTCCGTTTTTGTGTCACTTTTGTTGATTTTTGTGTCATTTTGGTTGAAATTGGTAAGATTTTGGTTGAAATGTGTTTGTTTTTGTGTGATTTGTGTTGGGTTTTTGACCCTTAAAGTATTACCCCCATACTGATTTAGTATTACTTTTGGATATAAAATAGATTTTTTCTTCGTGGGGTGTTATATGATGGATTATGATTTGAAGGCTAATGTTACTACTATTCTTACTTTCCTTATCATCCCTGTTTTGGCAGGTCTTGGTGTGGATAGTGTTACTGGTACTGCTGTTGTGGGTGTTGTTGCTACTTTGGTTTGTTACCTTGCTATGTATTTGAATGAACGTTATTTGTCAGGGATCTTCACTAAGGAAGGTTATAGTGTGCATAAGGATGGTTCTTGTGTAGATTGTACTTGTGAGGAGGATGCTGTTAACCCTGAATATGAATCCCCATTGGATGATGAAGGTGTCCAGTAGATGGAAAGGATTCTTGAGCAGCACGAAGACATGATTGATAAGCACGAAGATAAGTTGGAGAAGATTCAGGATGATTTGACCGATATTAAGGTTCGGTTAGGCATTAAGGATAAGACTAATGGTCAGGTGTTGCAGTATCATAAGGATATGATTGAGGCTAATCAAAAAGAGATTGATGACCGTAAGGAGCAGGATGCCCATATTTTGGCTTTGATGGAGAAGATTAATGAGAGGATTGATAAAGTCGATGAGCGTGTTTGGTATATTGCTACTGGTGTGTTGATTTCGATTATGATTGAGATTGGTATTGCGGTTATGTTCTGAGGTGTAATGTATGGTTGAGTTTGGTAGGTCTTTGGATACTGATGTTGATGAGAATGGTGAGAAGGTTCTTTGTAGTGAGCCTAAGGTGAGTGCGAAGACTGGTAAGAGGCGTAAGGGTAATCCTCAGACTATGGATTATCGTACTATTAATAAGGCTTTGCGTTTGATTGAGAAGGGTAATTATGAGAAGCAGTCTGTTATTAGTGCAGGGATAAATTATAACACTTGGCTCACTTGGAAGAATAAAGGTAAAAAGGGTATTAGACCATATGATGAGTTTTATGAGAAGATTGAGAGGTCTAAGGCTAAAGCTGAAACAGATATTGTTGATATACTAAATGAGAGTGTTCAGCAAGGTAATACTGGTGTTGCTCAATGGATGTTATCAAGGAAGTATCCTAAAAGATGGGAGAAAACTGAACGTGTTGAGGCGAAGATTGATAATAGTCAGAAGATTGAGATTGTGAAGTTTTCGGATAAAAAAGAAGAGAATAAAGAATAATGGCGGAATTAGTTTTAACGGATAAGCAGTATGAACATATGGGTGATAATACTCGCCATTTGATGATTATGGGTTCTGCAGGGTCTGGTAAAACTATTTATGCTTGTACAAAGGTTGTTTTGTATGCTTTGGAGTTCCCTAAAGCAAGGGTTGGTGTTTTCAGACAAACCTTACCATCATTAAAGAAGACTGCTTGGAAGGAGATTCGTGAGTTTCTTGTTAAGTATAATATTAGTCATAATGAGAATAAGTCTGATGGTATTATTACTTTTGATAATGGGTCTACTATTGAGTTTATTCCAACTGACTCTGATGAAAAGCTTAGAAGTTTGAATCTTGATTTTGTTTATGTTGAACAGGCTGAGGAGATTAGTAAGGATGTTTATGTTGAGTTGGATTTGAGGATTCGGCATACTGTTTCTCAAGAGCATTATGGTCAGATGTTACTTGTTGTTCAGCCTCAATGGAAGAGTCATTGGTTGTATCAGGAGTTTTATATTCATCATGCTAATGATCCTGAGTTTAATAAGATTCATTTTAGTTATTTGGATAATCCGTACTTACCTGAGAAGCAGCGTAAGGTTTATGAGGATTTAAAGGAAACGGATTATGATAAGTGGCGGACTCATACTCTTGGTGAGTGGATTACTGATTCTAAGCAGATTTTCACTAACAATTGGAGTGTTGGCTTGAATGGTAGGAAGTATTTCAAGTATTACACCGCAGGAGTCGATTTTGGGTGGAATGTCCCTTCCTGCTTTTTGCTTTGCGGTTGGTATGATGATGAGTGTTATGTTCTTGGTGAGGTGTATCAGCCTGAGTTGACTAATGAGGAGTTTATTGGTAAGATTGAGTCTTTGTTGGGTAGTCATGGTTTGGGTTTTGATGATATTGATTGTGTTTATGCTGATGCGGCTTCTCCTGACCGTATTGCTGTTTTTAATAGTTATGGTTTGTGGACTCAACCTTCTGTTAAGGATGTTAATGCGAAGATTGAAACTACAAGGGCTACGAAGATTCATGTTCATGAGAGTTGTGAGAACTTGATTCGTGAGTTGCCTGAGTATCAATGGAAGAAGGATAGGGATGGTAATATTTTGGATCAGCCTATGAAGGTTAATGACCACGCTGTTGATGCTCTTTGTTATAATTGTTATGGTGTTAGAGGTAAATTAAGTGATTATACTCCAAGTAGTGGGTTTGATTTGAGTGAGGTGCATATATACTGATGAGTTTTATTGATAGATTTCGGAGAACTAAGGTTGAGTTAAAGAATGTTGAACCTAATCGTGTTTATAATGTTGGTGTTGATGATATTACCACATTAGAGTTGGATAAAAGAAGTGAGGATTGGGTTAAGTATGCACCACCTAAGATTAAACCATCTATTAAGAATTGTCGGAAGGCAGCGAATTTCCCTACTACTTATGGTATTCTTAATAATTTGATAATGAAAACTATTTCTTCTTTTGTGATTACTGGTGATGACCAAGAAGCTGTGGATCATATTATTGAGATGGATAAAGAATGGCGTTTGAAGGGTAAGGCTTATGAGTGTTTGTGGAAGGCTCTTGTTGATGGTGAGGTTTTCTATGAGAAGATATTGGTTGATGGTCATCATGATTTGAGGTTGTTGGCTTTTGATGGTGAGAAGGCTTTAATCAAGAAGATTTATGATGAGAACAGTCAATTGGTTGGTTATAAGCAGTTGGTTGTTAAGAAGTCTGCTTTGAAAAATTGGAAAGGCTCTGAGTTTTGGGAGGATTATCAAATACAGGATGTCATTACTGTTGTTTTTGATGTGGATGAGATTAGTAATCCTAAATTGATTGAGATTGATGATAATGGTGTGTCATTAGTTCGTAATGTGATTGATATTTCTTATTATATTGAGTCTTTGGCTCGTATGATGCCTTCTATCGTGTTTAAGTCTGCTAATGTGATGGTTGCGACTATTGGTAATGAATCAAGGAAGGAAACAAAGATTGATAAAAAAGCAAGGGATGATATTGCTGATGAGTTAAGTAATTATCATAAAAAAGGAGTAATTACTCTTCCTTATGGTATTGAGGTGGATGTTGTTGGTGATAATGTCCTGCCTCAGATTGAGAAGTACATAAAATCATTGAAGAGTATGTTATATGAGGGTCTTGTTACTCCTGAGTCATTATACAGTAATGAGTCTTCAAATAGGTCTACTGCTCAAGTCCAGTTAACTGATCCGAATACTGGGCATATTTTGTTTATTGAGTTTTGTCAAGAATTCTTGAAGGAATGGTTGGAAAGAGATTTGATTAATCCTGAACTTGCTCGTATTGGTAAAGAGGAAGGGTCTGCTTATATTAGTTTTATGACTGGTGATACTGATTTGGATGCTAATTATCTTGAAGAAGGTGATGATATCCAGTCAAATAAAGAAGAGGAACAGGCTGATGGTGAAACAGGTACAGTTGATAGATGAGTATTATGATGATGAGGATGATGATGAGTTATTGTTTGTTCCACCATCATATTATGATTCTGATGAGCAGTTAGTTTTGTTTGCTTGTTTGTTATTATTGAAACAGTTGTATGAGCAGTTGCAATCTATGAGTCCGCAGGAGATTGTGGAGGAGGTTGATGGTATAATGGATAAGTTTGAATCTGATTTTATTGAAACTGCTAAAGGTCAGGTTGATGCTGCTGTTTGGGATTCTCTTCGTGAGGAGTTAATTGAATGGAATATTCCTGTTTTTGGGAATCATGTCGCTCAAGATAGTTCTATGATTCCTATTATGGAGGATTCTGTTAAGAGTACAGTTAATCAGTTAAGGTATGATTTAAAGGCTAAAACACAGTTTTTTGTTGATAATTTAACAAAGGATTTGTTCAGTATTGTTCCTAATATCAAAAGGGCTATGAGAGGTCTTGTTGATGCTGTTGGGAATAATTTAGGGTATTCTAAAGAGAAAACTCATCGTAATGTTTTGGGTTTTGTTTATGGTGATGATAAATTGTATGCTTGGAGGTCAGCACATTTATCAACTACTTGTGACTGGTGTCTTGCTCAAGAGAAAAGACCTCCACGATTGTTGAAGGATTGGGAGATGGATCATCCACATGGTCATTGTAGTCTTGAACCTATTGATGAAACTTTTTCTAAAGAATATTATGCTTTATTATCTGATATGGGTGAGTTAGACGCTCCATCAGGAGATAATGAGTTTATTGCGAATACTGTAAGGAGAAATTATGATAACTATTTTTAAACCACAGGATTTGGAGTATCCTGATGCAGGTTTAAATAAACCTGTTCGTTATACTGTTAAGGATTTAGAAAATGTTGCTAAAAAAACATCAACTATTAACATTACTGATGAACATTCAAACAAAGTATTAGGAGTTTTATCTAATTTTATTGTTGAAGATGGTGTTTTAAAGGCAGATGCACCTGAAGGATTTGATTTGAATGGTATGGGTTTAAGTCCTGTTTTTGATACTGAATTGGTTGATATGGGGGATTATTATAGCATTTCAAATATTTCTATGGGTGAGATTGGGTTGACTAAAACCCCAAGAAATAATATTTTGTACAATACTATTGCCAGTACAGATACGGAGGTAAATATGGGAGAAAGTGCATTAGAGAAAGTAATTCGTGAGAAGGATGAGTTACAGAAACGTATTGGTGTTTTGGAAAGCACCGAAAAACAATATAAGCGTATGCTTAAACAACAAGAGGAGGAAATTAAAAAAATCAAGGAGTCAGACTCCGACAAGGATGACTTGATTAAGGAGAATAAGGCTCTGAAAGAAAAGGCTGAGGCTTTTGATGTTATTAATAAGGCTCGTAAAGAAGAGTTGATTCAAGATATTGTCGGAGATGATGATAAACTCGCTAAAGAGTATGAAGAGTTATCCGTTGAAACTCTTGACCTTATTAAAAGAACAATGAAAGTGTCAAGTCCACAGAAAGGTGTTACTCCAACCGATACTCATGTTGATAATGGTGATGATCCAGTTGGGGAGCAGAATGAGGAAGATGAGTACACCGATGAAATGTTTGAAGCTGACTTTGCTGCAAGTGGGTTATGACTGTAGGAATCTATTGTTATAAAGACTTGCAGAATAATAATTCCATTGTATATATTGGGAAAGATGCCAGTATAGACATAAATAAAAGGCATAAAGACCATTTTTACCCATCCAAATATGATGAACAAGTAATTAATCGTGTTTTGCAAAATAATCCTGATAGATATTCCTATGAAGTATTAAAAGAATGGAATATGGAGGAACATCATCCGAAGACTGCAAGTCTTTTAGAGAAATTGTATATTAGAAGATATAATCCGAAATTCAATTTCACTAAAGGTGGAGATGGTTGTTGTGGGTTTTCATTACCTGAATCAACAAAACAGAAGATGAGTGAATCTATGAAAAAATTACATGAGGAAGGTCATGTGTTTATGCATGGAAAACACCATTCTGAAGAATCAAAAAAGAAAATTAGTAACTCTCTTAAAGGGAGAGTTGGTAAGGATGCTTGTGGTTGGAAGGATTATCCAAGAATTGTTAAAAATGGGCTTCGTAATGGAAGACAACGATATGCTATTAAATACAATGGAAAGATTATAAAAGAGTCTATTTTTTTAGATAACTTAGAAAAAGAGTTATATTTATTAATAAATGAGGTAAATTAGATTATGGTTCAAATAGAGAACTACAAACCGTTTGAAACTGACATATTTTTTTATGCTGAAGAAGGAACT